TGACCGCTGGCAGTGTCAAGCGCCCGCTGAATCAGGGCGTAGATTATCGCAATAGGGTAGGCAATACTTTCAATCGCAGCCGGGGTCCGGTTGTACTCGACCATTCCGGACAGCGACGGAAAGCTTATCTCAGACGCGTATGCCTCGGTTCCGCCTCGGCGCTCAGCGGTTCGGCGTGACGGATAAGTTACCTTCTCGACCCCGTCACCGTACTCGTACTTGTCAACTGAACCGAACTTATTAATGATGCCCTTGATATGCTTGGCGGCCAGCGGGTAGATTCCGGTCGGAATCCCATTGTTGTTTACCCCGACCTTGAAGTGAACACGAGCGTACAGCATCAAATTAAGTGTAAGCCAATAGCGCAGCTGCTCGGCAGTGTAACCGTCGCTCGGCGACTTCAGCAGATCGTTAAGTGCATCGACCGTTGAAGCATTGGCCTGATCGTTAGCCTTGGTTAACCGGGTTCGCCGCAGGGTCTTGCGGCTTCCCAAGATGTCGCGCCCACCCGCCGCCTCGGACATTGGCTCCAATTCGGCGTACCACGGGACCGCCTGCACTGCTGCCGATACGAAATTGGTAATCCGATAAAGTTGCGTCGACTTTCGTTGAGCTTTTTCCGCCGTCATGATCGCGGCAGTCGACAAGAATCTTACCGGCTGGTTCGACATCACGTAGACGGGCGACACCGGCTCGTCACTGGGCTGACGGTCGGGCTTAGCTTTGATGAACCAGTCTAGCAGCTTCATTGGTGGCTCACCGCTACAAATCCATACTGTTCACGCTCAGTCCAGTGAGCACCGCAGGTGCGGCAGACGAATGAATAGGTCGTGATGTTAGGATCACCGGCTCCTACCATGACCCCGCGTTTATCGAAGCTGGGGGTCCAACTCATGAGAGTACGAGTGGCCGGGGCATTTTCCTGCACCACGCAGTCATTACGACCACAATCGCGAGTAAAGATGTTCATACCTGCCTGCGGCTTATATTGGACTTACGCGCCTGTAGTGTTAGAGAACGCACGATGTGAGCAGGCGCGCTTGGCGGCTGCTGAATCGGGTTATGGCGCGGTTGTGCCACCGGCCGCTGATTCTGATTCTGACTTATTGGAGCCGAACTCCGCCTCGGCACAAAGCTCCTGCCGCCACCACATCCGCATCCCATATCAACTACTCCCTTTAGCTGTTGAAAGACGTGATGCGGCAGCTCTTCCCTGAAAGTGTGCTTCAGACACCACGGACAGATCTCTTGGCGCATAGCGCGCGGTATTATTTTCCGTTCTGCTACTTGCATGACGGCAGACTAGGATAACGGCGGCAGACAGCGGCGCGTACCCGGCGTTTTTGGGATGGCGTTCCGTGCTGGCTGACCCGCGACAGGGCGTTCGCCCCGCGTGCTCGGGTATCGATCGGATACTTGCGCTGGCCCTTGAGGGCGAACGATGATTTTGGCAGGCGCTTTCGGCGTCGCGACGTTAACCTTGCCATGAGTACCTCCTCTTTCGAGATAAGCCCCCATCCGGTAGAACAACTGAGCGTCGTCTTTTAACAACCCCAGAACCCGGTTACAGCGGTCACAGAGCCAACCGCGAAACTTACCCGTTTTATGGCAATGATCGAATGCTATAAAACGATTAAACTCACTGCAAATTTCACAAACATCTGGCTTCGGCCGACCGGCTTTTCTTTCTCTGTCTTTTTCCCGTTTGGACTGCAAACGCGGCGCTGCTAGTTTTCGATATTTTTGTACCCGATCTGAATTAGCGTGCCGCCACGCAGCAATATCTTTTAAACCCCTGCGCATTATGTCCATGTCAGTTTTTCCAACAACCGAAGTCGAGCATCCGCGCCCAACCCGGTTCAAAGCCGTTCTCGTACGGTACCGCGCTCAGAATGCAGACCGCCTGCCGGGCGTCGGCTATGCTACAACGATTTGGAAGGTTATTCAGGGACTGTCCGGCGTGGTTGATGGCGTCGAGGTAGCCTTGCCAATAGTCGTTGGACATCCGGACGGGTACAGGGGTCTCCATCTGCATTTCAGTCTCCTTACACTGTGGCTCGGCCAGTGCCGGTCGGTATAGTAAAAAAACTTCCGCCTACCAGAACTTGAGCTTAAGCACTCCGCCGTCATCCCCGTATGCGTCGAGTTGGAGTTCATGCTGTGCTGACTCCGTTGCATACCTAGTTGCGTCCCAACCGTGGTTATGGGCATCCAGCGGCACGTTCAGCGGCTTACCGGTAAGCCGGTCGGTCATCCACGAATACAGACGGCTCTCTTCCCGCATTTCCTCGCAGTCGGGATCAATAACGATTTCAAAGCCCTGCAGGAAATTAATGCCTGCCTTGACGCTACCTGACCCCTTGCGGGCGGGCATAATGTTGAAGCCGCGTGCTTCCAAGAACTCGATGGTCCCCGGCTGGCTGGTGTCCGCTATGATCAGGTCATCCGAGTGGTCAATTACATCGCGAACCAAGGCCGGTAACTGGTCCATGGTGACGCGCCCGCTGGCCTCTCTGGCAATGTAAAGCCGCCGCGCTGCCAGATCAAGATAGACCTTGACCGCAAACGACGGGTCCTTGCCGAACCCGAAGTCCAACCCGAACCGTGGTGGAACGTTGTCGGGAATCTCGACGCGGCCGATCCTTACGTTGGTAAAAATCTTGGTATCGTGGCTTAAGTCGTAGTCCCCGAGCCAGACGTGCCGGTAGCGCGTGGGATTACCGCGCTTCATCAGCTCCATTTCGCCCGGCATTGCCGTCAGGTTAAAGAATGGATTGTCGGTATGGTCTACGAACGTTATTATACTATTGGGCGGCTTTTCGCCCTCCCGGAAATATTTATCGACCGGGTCTTCCGGCCGTTCTGGGTTCCAAGTCCAGATCAGCTCCGAGTTCTGATTACGGATGGTCGGCAGCAAAATCTCCATCGACTTGGCCTTGATCGTCCGCGCTTCGTCGATCCAGACCACGTCCGCGCCTTCAAGGCTGCGGATGCTGTCAATGTTACGCTCCAACCCGACGAACAGGAACCGTGCCTTGGTTCCCTTGTGTACAATCACCTGCTCCTGTACGTCGAACTGAGGCTCCAGCCCCAACATCCGTATCCGTTTCTCGACCAGCTCCTTCGATGAATCGCGGATGCTGTTCTGAAATTGCCGGGCGCACACGATCAGCTTGCGCTCGCGGCTCGCCAGTACCGCCAGATAAGTCGCGACACTCCACGACTTGGCTGACCCCCGTCCTCCGTACAGCGCCTTATGGCGGGCGGGAGCAAACAACGTATCAATGAACTTCTGGCCCATCAGAGCGTTGGCCGCTTGCGGGCTTACCTGCTGCGTCAGCTGCTGTTGTGCCTGCTGCTTGGCCTTCTCGGCGCGCTCGTAAGCCGCGCGGGGCGACTTATAGTGATAATTCTCACCTACGTATTTCTTCTTCGGCTGGTTCTGCTTAGGCTGCGGTTGTTCAACCGGTACCGCCGGTACCACCGCAGGGCTGACCGGCGGTACCGGTCCACCCGCTGCTGCCTCGCGAGCCTTTCGCCGCCGGTCGGCGTCGGCACTCGCTCGTAACCGCTCCGCTACTGCCGAAGGCTCAGTCAGGGCCATGACCACGCCACCAGCAGGGCCAATAAGAACCCACCCAAAGCTCCAAAGGCGAGTCCCAATGCCAGTCCACGGAACAACAGGCAACAGGGACAGTCGGTGAACAGATAGTTTGCAACTTTAGAAGTCCAGTGTTCGGGGGTCTGGCACCAGCCCGGCGTGATCCGGTAACTGGCCCACGCGAACCCATTACTCAACCAGTTGTCTTCCCATTCGACCGGCCCGCCGGGATCGTCGTCACCCTTGTGGCGCTGTCTCGGATCGTTGACGGGCCGAAATTTCACTTCACTTGTTCTCTACCGGCGGCGGCTGCACCGGTAGCGATCCATCGACCGACCCGGTCTGCAGCTTCAGCTGCTCAGCGGTCACGTAACACCCAGACGGTACCGCCAGAATGTTAACGGTATGCACCGCCAGCGGCCCGCCCGCTTCCGGCGCAAGTGCAGTGCGGTACTCGGGACGGCGCGCTCGCAGCGTATTAAGCAGCAGGTTATCCGAATACTTGCGCACGTGTCCCACGAGGGTGCCGCCCTGATAGACCGGCTCGTCCCAACCGTCGAGACCGCGCCGCAGCGCCTCTTCCTCCAAAATATCGGTGCCTTCCTGCATTGCAGCCGTATATTCCTCGCCGAAGCTAGGCGTTCCTTCCGGCCGCCACGCTGGGCGGGGCGCGTGCACCCATTTCTGCACCAGCCGGGCGTCTACCCCCGCCTGTTCTGCCGCTACCTTGCGGGTATATCCCT